GGTAGGGTTCACGTAAGAGGCTATCGCAACGGTAACCGATACGTAGAAAAAATCCCCTACAAACCAAAGCTTTATGTCAGGCCGGGTAACGAGGTTGAGACTACCCACACCACCATCCACGGCGAGCCTGTAGCCACTATATCCTTTGACTCTATCTCTGAGGCAAAGGATTTCCTTTTCACGTATAAGGATGTTGAAAACTATCCTATATACGGACAAAACAAATTCGAACTAGCATGTATCGCGGAACGTTATCCTGGCGAGGACCTAGAGTGGGATATTGCTCAACTCAAAATCTATCACCTTGATATCGAAGTTGCATCAGCTAATGGCTTCCCCGAACCCTCAGAAGCACAAGAGGAAGTCCTTCTAATTACCATCGTTGACAACACGACACAAAAGACGATCACATTTGGTACAAGACCTTACAATGGAAAAAGCGACACAGATTATAGACTATTCGCAAACGAAAAGGAAATGCTCAAGGCATTTGTTGACTTTTGGTCTAGTTTTTATCCCGATATTGTTACTGGTTGGAATGTGTTACTATTCGACATTCTTTACCTCGTTAATCGTATTAAGCGGACTCTAGGAGATAGCTATGCCAATCGTATGGCACCTTACGGATACAAAGAACGAGAATTCGAAAAATTCGGTAAGACTCAGCAAGAAATCAACCTGCAAGGTGTTGCTGTTTTGGACTATTACGACCTGTATAGGAAGTTTACCTACAGCGATCAAGAATCTTGGACCCTTAACCACATTGCGTATGTGGAGCTTAAGGAACGTAAGGTCGATCATAGCGAATACGAAAACTTCGAACAGTTCTACACCAACGACTGGGACAAATTCGTAGACTATAACATCCATGATACGCGACTAGTCTATAGGTTGGAAAAGAAGTTGCGTATGATTGAGCTATGTTGCATTATGGCTTATGATGCGCGAATCAACTATGAGGATGTATTCTCACAGGTACGCTTTTGGGATAGCACCATCTGTAATTACCTGATGAAGAAAAACATCGTTACGCCACCCCAAACGTTTACTGGCAAGAAGGAGAAGTTCAAAGGCGCGCACGTCATGACACCTAAACAGGGATTTTATAAATGGGTGGTCAACTTTGACGCAACCTCACTCTATCCATCATGGATACTTCAGAACAACATGTCACCAGAAACTATCATGCCCCCAGAGACAGATATGGTGGTTGATGTACCTGGCATGGTAGCCAAGACCTATGATCTATCAGACCTTAAGACACACAATGTAAATATGGCTGCTAATGGTGTACATTTCCGCAATGACCATTATGGATACTTTCCCGAGATTGTCAAGAAGTTCTTTGACTCTCGCCAATTCTTTAAAGGCAAAATGAAGGATGCGGAAAAGAAATACAAGGAGACTGGTGATGAATTCTGGAAGCAAGAGGCAGCTAAGTTTAACGTGTACCAGATGGCTCGCAAGATTTCTATTAACTCGCTCTATGGTGTGGCTGGTTCTCCCTACTTTAGATACTTCTCCGTGCGTTATGCAGAAGCGATTACTAAGAGTGGACAAACCATTATTCATCTTGTTGGTGAAACAGTCAACAAATACTTCAACACGTTGCTAAAAACAGAAGGCGTGGAATACGCCTTCTATGGCGATACTGATTCAATCTATCTGACACTGGACGCACTGGTGCAGAAGGTAATACCTGATGAAACGGACAAACGCAAGATCGTCAAGTTCTTAGATAAGGTATGTACGGAGAAGATCAGTCCTCTGTTGCAAAAAACGTGTGATGACTACGCAGAGTATACCAATGCGTACAAGTCGCACATTGAATTCAAGCGCGAAAAGATTGCTGATTCTGGTTTGTGGACAGGTGTAAAGAAACGCTATGCGGTCAATGTCTACAACTCAGAAGGCAAAGACTTAGACCCACCAGAGCTACAGATTACAGGTATTGAGGTTGTACGTTCATCCACACCAGAGTTTGTGCGTGATAAGCTAAAGGAAGGTATTGCGTTAATCATGTCTGGTACTGAGGATGATATGCACAAATTCATTGCAGAGGCTAAGGCAGATTTTATCAAACAAGCACCTGATGTAGTGGCATTTCCACGTGGCGTGAGTGAGTTGGCGAAGTATGCTGATCCTAATAACATCTATGGCAGCGGCACACCGATTGCAGTACGTGGTGCTTTACTATACAATGATAAGCTTAGAAAGTTGAAGTTGTCCAAGAAGTATGCTGAGATTAAGGAAGGTGAAAAGATCAAGTTCATCTACTTGAAAGAACCAAATCCTCTGCATGAAAACATCATTTCGTTTATGGGTAAGTTGCCGAAGGAATTTGAATTGCATGACTATGTAGACTATGATACACAGTTTGATAAGACGTTTGTAGAACCATTGAAGTCGTTGCTAGAATGTGTAAAGTGGAATACTGAGCCAACATCGTCAATTGACGACCTGTTTAGCTAAATACTTTCGTCGGGTAGCTCCCGACGTTAAATCAATCAGCACTAACTAAAGGAGAAATAACATGGCAAAGAAACCAGCTGGTCCTAGCCTTTTGGAACGTATGCAAAAGGCAGGCTCTGTAACATCCGCACAGATTCTTGGAGAGGCAACCTTCTTCAATGATAAAGATTCTGTCGCAACAAAAGTCCCCGCACTAAACATTGCATTGACAGGTTCACTGAAGGGTGGTCTTACTTCAGGCGTTACGGTCATTGCTGGTCCATCACGTTCGTTCAAAACGCTTATGTCAATTCTGATGTTAGCGGCATATCAAAAGAAGTATCCCGAAGCGGTCTGTTTGTACTTTGATTCTGAGTTTGGTTCTACCCCTGCATACTTTGAACAGTTCGGTGTAGACATTAGCCGCGTCATTCATATTCCGATTGAACATATTGAACAGTTGAAGTTCGATATGGTCAAGCGTTTGGAAGAGATTGAGCGCGGAGATAAGGTGTTCATCTTCATTGATTCCATTGGTAACTTGGCGTCTAAGAAGGAAGTTGAGGATGCAATTGCTGAAAAGTCTGTAGCGGATATGACTCGCGCTAAGGCTATCAAGTCGTTCTTTCGTATCGTCACACCATCTATTACCATCAAGGACATTCCTTGCGTATGCGTAGCTCACACGTACATGGAAATGGCTTTGTTCCCCAAGGCAATCGTGGGCGGTGGTACGGGTGTTATGTATTCACCAAACACAGTGTGGATCATTTCACGCTCGCAGGACAAGAATGAAAAGACCAAGCAAATTGAAGGATACTACTTCACCATCAATGTGGAGAAGTCGCGTTATGTGCGTGAAAAGTCCAAGATTGCATTGAAAGTATCATTCGAGAAGGGTATTGACGTGTGGTCTGGTTTGCTAGAAATGGCACTTGAATCAGGTCATGTGGTACAGATTGGTAAATCTCCAGCAACATATTCGCGTGTTGATTTGATGACAGGTGAAATTGAAGAGGATGTATACCGTGAAGATGATACCGATACGTCTGATTTCTGGATGCCGATTCTTGGTGATCCTAAATTTGAGCAGTGGATTTCTGATCGCTACAAGTTGACAGCACCCACAATGTCTGTTAATATAGACGATGATGAGGAGCAAGAGGAGGCAGCATAAGCCGTATGAATGACAGACTAGAGCCAATTATTATAGCTGGCTTGATTTACAATGATGTGTTTTGCAGAAAGGTCTTGCCGTTTCTTAAGCCAGATTTTTTTGCACACCCTGCGGAACGCATCGTCTTTGAATCGATTGATAAGCTATTCTTAGAGTACAATAAGCAACCAACAAGGGAGACCTTGTTGGTTTCCATCAATAAAGAGGAACAGATGCCAGAAGCTCTGTATCCAAAGGTCAAAGAACTTGTAGAGTCGCTGAAAGCACCAGACACAAACACCATTGATTGGCTGACCAACCAAACTGAGCAATTCTGCAAAGACAAGTCGCTTCATCTAGCAATTGGTCGTGCCATTGAGATTCTAGATGGACAGGACAAACAATACACCAAGGACGCATTGCCTCAGTTGTTGCAGGATGCTTTGGCTGTTGGTTTTGATAGCAATGTCGGCTTGATCTATAAAGAGTCTGACGATTTGATGTACGATCACTACCATTTATCCGAAAAGAAGATTCCGTTCAAGCTGAAGATGCTAAACGAAATCACAGGCGGTGGCGTAGCACCAAAGACCCTAACCATCTTCATTATGGGTACGGGTGTGGGTAAGAGTCTGACCATGTGTGATTGGGCAGCGTATCTGTACCAAAACGGCTATAACGTCTTGTACATCACCGCAGAA